TCGTACATTGCCGCATACTCGGGCAAATATGTCTCAAAATAAAAAACACGTCCAGGAATCGACTTTGCCGATACCCAGACGCCTTTAACAAATTCACCGTGCCCACTCTGATGGTCCGTAAGATATTCTTTACGAACCCATACTTCTTGTGATGGTAGATTGGTGATTAAACAACTCATTTATCCTTTACCTTGTCCTCGATACATTTTACGTTTTCCATTACGAGACGTGGCGGCATACTTTGTATTCTTGCCGGATCCTTGACGAGTTTTCTTCGGCTTACCGGGCATAAAGCCGTCTTTGTAAATACCAATCTTTGAACGAACTGCCATAATACTCCTTAAATTTCAAACATTTTTGTTTCAAGATCTTGAGGTCTTGGAGAACCTTTCTGATAATACTCTATCGAAAGGTCCTCCATAATATCAAAATACTCATCCTCCGTCAAGTTCTTATAAAGTATGTTTCCCTTATGGAGGATTGTATATTTTGTCTGACTCATCAGATAACCCTTGACTTTTCGTGACCAACTCTGATACGAGGATCGCACCAAATCTCAAATCCTGCTTCGATAGCATCGAGACAGAATGATACATCTTCTCCACACATATCCTGAACTTCTCCACTCTCAAAAATCTGCATCTTTGGTGCAAACCAAGGATATTTCATATCAGAGTGCTCAAAGACTCCGTGCTTGATCAGAACCCATCCGAAACCTGTATAGTCTACGGTGAATGGTTTCTTACGCTTGGAGATACTCTCAAGTGTTTCGTGGTTCATTACACCACCATTGTTACGGAAATCTTCCTCTTCCATCCAGTGTGCAACACTCGTGGTACGACCGTCTTCGGTACAATACCATCCACTGGCAATGTCCTGATCCATCAGAACCAACTGCCAGAACTTTTCTGTATTGAATACAATATCACTATCAATCCATAACTGATAATCATAGTGCAACTTTCCGTCCCAGGGAATCTGATCCGGTCCTCGCAGTACATTCGCACCTAAACACTTGCATCTTGCAAAGTTTACCATTGATGAATAATCTTGCGAGATCTGAATGCTTGCTCCTGCCTGCACAAGATCAAAACAAAGTTGTACAAAGTTTTTGAGATATGTATAAGAGACTCCTCTACCGGGTAGGCAAAACACAACGGTCTTGCCTTTGATCATTTCTTTTGCCTTATCATAGTCCCACTCTGCAGTGCTCTCTGATGGTTTGGGTGTCTTTGCTTTAACGGTGAATCCTTTAGCCATAACTGTAAGTAACTACGTCAGTATCATAACACTCTATCTATACGAAGTCAATAGACTAGTCAATATCACTAATAATGATACAGTCGTTCTCAACCTCAATGTTTACTTCTACTCCCTCGTACCACCCCTTCTCATCACAAATCCACTGAGGTATTGTGACATAATACTCACCGGTTACTGGATCGATCTCTACCGTCGTAAAATTTTCCTGCGGATTTTTTTGCATTTCTTTGAACTCTACCATTGATTTTATATATGAAAAAAATTTTTTATGAGAGTGATATTTAGAAGTCGATTTGGGTCGTTTATAGCTTAGGGAAGTTAGGGGTTTTTATATACGGGGGGCATCACGGCGGGCAACACATAAGGGGGCATAATACCCCCTAACTGCTGTATCACGAACGAATGCCTAAAGTGATAACTTCCTGCGAATATCTCTCTCTACTTGATTCAATGCATGACGACAGGAAGGTGTAGATGCCGTGTGAATCTTGACTCCAGTGCGATGCCTCCAGACTAAATGTTTGTTTGATCGATATAACTCAAACTCATAAGATTGCATGAGTTTGGTGAGTGCCTTCTGGTGTTTCATGATGCAGTCTGAAAACGATTGTTGTTGAAGTTGGCATAACTGAAGAGACGACGATTCACCAACTTATAAGTACCGAACTCATTGGAGTAAACATAACCTTCGGCATCGATTCGATCGTATCCAATGTATGCTTCGGGACCAAGATTACGGCAGAGATAGAGTGCATCATCTTTGATAGATTTCACGAGTGCCCATAACCCAAGCAGAAGAGGATCGCAGTCAAAATCATCATTCACGACGGGACGATTCTCACGGATACATGCATTCAGTTGCTGCTTAATCTTCTTTGCTTTCTTATCATCCACAAAGGTCACAGTCTGTGCCATTTGCTTAGCGAATGCGACCACATCTTTCAGGTCATAAAACATATCCTGATTGTGGATGATGTATGCTTCCGGTTTCACAAACTTACAATAGATTGTGTCGGTGATAGTAAACTTCATCGGGTGTGCAACTGCATCACGAAGGTCAGAAGTTGCGGTGTAGTAAGTATGCGGAGCAACGATGATATTTTGGTCGATTACTGTTGGAAACTTGTAGGTGATTGTGTTGGGAGTATATTCGTCAGATCCACCGAAACCGATAAAATCCCCTTGGAAAATGCCATCTGTATGAGGCAACCAATCAAGACAATCGTGCAGAATTTTTGCAACGTTGCCGACATGGTTTTGATCGATTTCTTCATGAGAATGATTGATCTTGATTTTAACTTTGTTGAAGACAGATTTGGTGCCAACGAAGAACTTTCCATTGGCAGGATTAGTCCCCCAAACTATAGCGGGAGCACCATCAATCTTCACGGATAAGTGACCCTCAGAGAGGAGAGAATCAAGGCACGAAAGGTTACCCGTGAGGATGGTATCTTCGGGGTGTTCGATGTGTTTGTTCTGAGTCATAATGAAGAAGAAAGGTGAAGTCAAAAGGGAGGGAATAGTCCCTCCGTTGTAACATCAGGCAAGAAGAAGATCGTTGGAAAGTGTACCCAGTTTCATAGAGTTACGGAACTCAGTGACAAAGAACTCAGTGCCATTGTATAAACGAATGAACCACTCAAAGTTCTTCTGAAATACACACTCACCAGAGATTGCGTGTTCTGAAAGAATAGCATTCAGACGGGATTTGGTCGTTGCAGACTGATGATCACCATCCCACAAACGAACTCCGAAATCACCAACCTCTGCAATCTTGTTACCGTGAAGGTATACAGTAGAGGTCTCAGTTTCGGGGTCAAAAGTAACAGCAGTGTTTGCCGATTGCCAGTTGATGCCGTTAGTGATAGCATCGTTCATCTGCCGTTCGATCTTACGCATTGAGAGACTTGAGAGAGGGTTTGAAGGGTGTGGGGGGTGCTGTCCCCTCCACTTCTCTAAGATACACGGAAACGGGGTCCCGTGCCGGTTTAGTGGACACCTTGCCGACTGTCACATGCCGTTCAGGAAATCTGCCAGTGCTTCGCGATAATCATTCTCAGTCTCAAAGGTCCGACCGTGAATAGTCTTCGGAAACTCTCCCAACTTAGCAGGTTTGGTGCATTCTGCCACGGTGTAACCTTTGGATTCGATGTAATCGGTGTAAACGTTTTGCATCAGGTAGTTGTCAGTTTGAAGTGCGAAAGTGCAGGGGTCAGTGTACATCAGGCAACTAGAAAGTTTTCGTTAGCAACAACTTCCCATGCTTTGTAGAACATATCCCAAGCAGCATCATCAGCAACGAAAGAGTGAATATCTGCCTGCTCACAGATGTAATCGTAGCACATATCTACATCAGGATTCATTTCATAAAAGAACCCAGACATGCTGTTGATTGCATCAACAAAAGCAGGATCTTCGATGAGGGATTGAAACTTGTTCTTCATGGTGTGTTCCTTTGACCCTTCTACAATACACGGAAACGGATCCCGTGCCCATTTTGTGTGCCACCTTGCCAACTGGTCGGGCAGCCGACCAGTTTGTATCACTCAGTGCTTTAAACTTTCCAGAGTTTCCTCATCATAAAGGTCCAACACTTCCTCACGAATCTCTTCCTCTGTACAATCTTTGTATGCATCCATTAACAAATCATATGCTAATTGACAGAGAGTGTCCATATCCATTCCGTCAATAATCATCTCACAATAGTTGGATTTGAGATTGTTGAGGTCTTCGGTGTTCATGAGGTGGTTCATCATCAGTAATCGTAGTTAGAGTTGATGTAAGATTCTACATTAAACTTCTCTTCTTTCTCCCATTCTTCTTTATACTCAATCACGTCAAAGATCTCACCAGGAGCATCAGCAATCTCAGACCAGAGTTCATCAAACATGGGTCAATTCCCGAACACTTGAATACAATACACGATTTTGGGGGGCACGAAACCCCCACTGTGACACTTCTCAGACCGTC